TTATTTTAAAATAAAATAATATGTCAAATCCTAATATAAAGGAGATAATAAAACAAGAATATATAAAGTGTTCCCAAGATCCGGTTCACTTTATGCGCAAATATTGTTATATCCAACACCCACAAAGAGGTAGAATACAATTTAACCTATATCCCTTCCAGGAAAAGGTACTTACCCTATTCAAAAAACACGACTATAGTATAATCTTAAAATCCCGCCAGTTAGGTATTTCTACTTTAGCTGCCGGTTATGCTACGTGGTTAATGCTTTTCCATAAAGATAAAAACATACTAGCCCTAGCAACTACACAAGCAACAGCTCGTAACCTAGTATCTAAGGTAAAGTTTATGTGGGAAAGTTTACCATCGTGGCTAAAAGTAGATGCAGTAGAAAATAATAAACTATCACTACAACTAGTCAATGGATCTAAAATACAAGCTAAATCCTCAAATTCGGATGCTGCACGATCTGAAGCAGTATCTTTGCTAATAATAGATGAGGCAGCCTTTATCGAAAATATTGGTGAAACGTGGGCTTCCGCTCAACAAACCCTAGCAACTGGTGGTGGTGCTATTGTATTATCTACCCCTTATGGTACTGGAAACTGGTTCCATCAAACATGGGTTAAAGCCGAACAAGCAGAAAATGATTTTGTCCCTATTAAACTACCATGGATGGTTCACCCAGAACGAGACCAATCATGGAGAGATAGACAAGATGAATTACTAGGTGATCCTAGATTAGCAGCACAAGAATGTGACTGTGATTTTTCTACTTCTGGAGATATTGTATTCTACAATGAATATTTAGAATACTACGAAAAAACATTTATCAAAGACCCACTAGAGAGACGAGGTGTAGACCAAAACCTATGGGTATGGGAATCACCATATTATACCCGAAGTTACATAGTAGTAGCTGACGTAGCTCGTGGAGATGGTAAAGATTACTCTACATTCCACGTTATAGATGTAGAATCGAACGTGCAAGTAGCAGAATACAAAGGTCAAATTGGAACAAAAGAATTTGGACATTTGCTAGTGGGGATAGCTACAGAATATAACGAAGCATTACTAGTGATAGAAAACGCTAACATTGGATGGGCAACTATACAAGTAGCAATAGATAGAAATTATTCCAATCTTTATTATTCTCCCCGTGCCGAGGCAAATGCTGATTCGTATTTTGACAAATATATGGATACCTCAAAAGCAGTAGCAGGATTTACAATGTCGGCTCGTACCCGCCCTATGGTGGTAGGTAAGTTTCAAGAATATATTTCCGAAAAATCTGTAACTATTCAATCAAAAAGATTGATAGAGGAAATGAAAGTATTTATCTGGAAAAATGGTAGAGCAGAAGCACAACAAGGCTATAACGATGACTTGGTAATGGCTTTTGGAATAGCAATGTACATTCGAGATACAGCTTTGAAATATAGACAAAGGGGATTAGATTTAACACGTAGTGCACTAAACAATATATCAGTTAATAGAACTTCATATCAAGGGGCGTATTACGCTAGCAAAGATGATAATCCTTACCAAATTGAAAATCCATATGGTGGGAAAGAAGATATAAGCTGGTTATTTTAACAATATTTATAACAATAATAAACAATATGGCAAATACCGGCTTATTTAGTAGATTACAAAGATTATTCTCAACGGATGTAATCATCCGAAACGTTGGGGGTGATCAAATAAGTGTAATGGATACTAATCAAATCCAATCCAATGGGGCAATTCAAACGAATTCTCTTATGGATAGATATAATAGAATCTATTCTACAAACCCTAGCTCCCTCTACGGTTCACAATTTAACTTCAACTACAAGTACTTAAGACCCCAATTATATTCAGAATATGATGTAATGGATCAAGACGCTATTATAGCTTCTGCTTTGGATATTATAGCTGATGAGTGTACTTTGAAAAACGATATGGGCGAAGTATTATCTATTCGCTCTTCTAATGAAAATATTCAAAAAATTCTATATAACTTATTTTACGATGTTTTAAACATCGAATTTAACTTATGGGCTTGGGTTAGACAAATGTCCAAGTATGGTGACTTTTTCCTTAAGCTAGAAATAGCCGAAAAATATGGTGTATACAATGTAATTCCATATACTGCATTCCACATTGAAAGATTAGAAGGATTTAATCGCAACAATCCATCTGAGGTTAAATTTAGATATTCACCTGATGGTCTAGTAAATGCCAATTCTGGACTATATGCAGTTACGGGACAAGGTACAGACCAAACTGGTGGTGTAACGTTTGATAATTATGAAATGGCCCACTTTAGACTAATTGGAGATACTAATTATCTTCCATATGGCCGTTCATATATTGAACCCGCTCGTAAACTATTTAAGCAATATACTTTGATGGAAGATGCGATGTTGATCCACAGAATTGCTCGTGCCCCAGAAAAACGTATATTCTATGTAAACGTAGGTTCTATTCCACCAAATGAGGTAGATGCATTTATGCAGAAAACTATTTCAAACATGAAACGTACTCCATATGTTGATAAACAAACTGGAGACTACAATTTGAAATATAACATGCAAAACATGATGGAGGATTTTTATATCCCAATTCGTGGAAATGATACAACAACTAAAATTGAAACTACCAAAGGTTTAGATTACGATGGTATCCAAGATGTTGAATACTTAAGAAATAAATTATTTGCTGCTCTTAAAGTACCTAAAGCATTTTTAGGGTATGACGAAAATATAGAAGGTAAAGCTACATTAGCAGCTGAAGATATTAGATTTGCTCGTACAATTGATCGTATTCAACGCATTTTAGTATCAGAACTTAACAAAATTGCTCTAGTACACTTATATTCTCAAGGGTATAGAGATGAGGCGTTGACAAACTTTGAATTGTCTATGCAAACTCCTTCTATTATATTTGAGCAAGAGAAAATTGAGTTGATGAAGTCTAAAGCTGAGTTAGCTCAATCATTGCTAGAGCAAAAACTATTACCTACAGATTGGATTTACGATAATATATTCCACTTGTCTGAAGATCAGTACGATGAATATAGAGATCTAATTAGAGAAGATGCTAAACGAGCATTCCGAGTTACTCAAATTGAAAACGAAGGTAATGACCCAGTTGAAAGTGGTAAATCTTATGGTACACCACACGATCTAGCTTCATTATATGGTAAAGGTAGAAACGATTCTGATCCTAAAAACGTTCCCCATGGATATGATGAGGATGAAACATTAGGCAGACCAAAAGATTCAATCTCCAACATTGGAAAACAAGATAGTAATTTTGGAAAAGATCGTTTGGGTGTTAAGAGAATGAAAGATACTGATAAAAATGATTCACTAGATAGCCGTACAGATACCAACAAAAGTGGTATGGCTCTTGAAAATGCTCAAGTTGCTTATTTGAAAAATAAAGACATTTTTTCTAAAATGGACAAGAAAAAACTAATATTTGAGCAAGACAAAGACGATACTTCGTTACTAGATGAAAATCAGTTGAGGGGATAAGATTTCTTTAATATTTATAAACAAATATATTTCTTTGATGAAAATCAAACATAGCAAATACAAAAACACGGGTATATTATTTGAGTTACTTGTTAGACAGGTGACTATAGATACCTTAAAAGGAGTAGATTCACCCGCTATTGACATTATGAAAAAGTATTTTGTCAAAAGTGAACTGGGTAGAGAGTATAAACTATACGAATCTATTTCAAAATCTAAAGTATTAAACGAAAGCAGAGCAAATACTGTCGTTAGTACTATTTTAGAATCTTCTGTTAATTTAAACAAAAGCATCTTAAAGCGACAGAAATACAATCTAATCAAAGAAATTAAATCCCACTACGATTTAGATACATTTTTTAACATTAAAATCAAAAACTATAAAGAACTAGCTTCTTTATATATGTTGATTGAAGGTGTAAATGGTGCTTCTTACGTTGCTCCTTCTCAAATGGTTGATTGCAAAATCACATTATTAGAATTTTTAACTAAGCAGGAAATCAAATCACAGGATTCAAAAGAAAACGTAATACAAGAATTCCAAGCATACGATAAAGATTTAAGAATTCTCACATACAAGATTCTTTTAGAGAAATTCAACGAAAAATACGATTCTATCTCTTTAGAACAAAAACAAATCCTAAAAGAATTCATCAACTCTGTAGACTCTGCCCCACATTTAAGAGAGTTCTACAACACTAAAATTGCTGAACTAAAAGAACACTTAAGTAAAAGCATTAAAACAATCCAAGACCCAGCTACTAAAGTTAAGGTTGAAGAAATAGCTAAACATTTAGTTGAGCTTGATAAAACTGCTAAAGTTAATGACGACCACTTAGTGGATTTAATGCAATACTACGAACTAGTTCAAGAAATTAAAAAAGCAAATGGGGTACAAATATAAATTATCCGACAAGTTAAAAGAAATGTCCACCTCTGGTGGGGCAGGTGGTTATTTAACTAAATACGCATTTGCTAAAAAAGTTAAATCACCTAAAGAAATAGAAGAAAATATAGGCGCTACTTTAGGGCCAGGTCCAAAAGCAGGACCCGAAGGTGTTAAAGATAACTACTACGTTAAGAAATTCCAATACAAGCTAGTTCCTAAAGATAAAAAAGGAAACTACGTGCAGAAAGGCTCTGGTCTAGAAGTTAAAAATTTATTTTAATATGTATAAGTATAGAATTAAAGAACAGGAGGATGAAATTCCAAAAAAATTCCATGATCAACGCATCATGGCATTTGATTCTTTAGAAGCTAGACTTGAAGACATAAAAAAACTACTGCGTCAAGGTAAAATTGAAACTATAGCATACTATAGAGAAAATCCAACCAGTTATACAGTAGTAAAAGGAACGGATTTAATTAACGATTACATAAACGATATAGAAATTTTACTAAAAGGAGAAGAATAATGACTCTACAAGAACAATACAATTTGATTAAAGAGGGAAAAGGTCACAAAGGTGTATTCCTTACTGAGGCTAAAAAACAATTCCCTGATATGCTGACAAATCCGATGGGATTTGAAGAAGCATCTAAAATGTTGAAAACACGTGGTGTGATTTCCGAAAATTATGTTGATTTAAAACCAATCACTATAATTGAGGCTTCTCCAAAAACTACTTGGGAAAATAAATTTGCTCAATTTTT